GTACTACCACATCTTTACAAGTCTCAGGTAGACCAGTAGTGGTGGTAAACACATCGCTATTAGATGTAAAAGTAGTTGGAGCAGCAGCATACATAACTTTAACAGTTCTACCAGGAGTGATGTAGTCATACACGCTGATAGTTTGTGCCGGGCTTGCTGCTGAGCCACCCCAAGTTGTTATGTCTGCGTATGGTTCAAAAGAGAAACGCTTTACCGGTAACCACTCTTTGGAAGGACCAACCTCTTGCCAATGTACAGCAAGGATACTCTGAGCAGTTACGTTAGTAGCACCATCTAACAACTCGTAAGTTGTAATGGCAGGATTGTATGTAAAAGTTAATTGTTTGACACCGTGGATAGAAGCACCCATAGCATTCAAGGTATCGTTGACAGCACGCTTGATTACGTGCTTAGGGAAGGTAGGGCTGATAGTTACCTTACTGGAAGTAGCAGCAGTAGATGCTGTAGTGCCTAGGTAGCCACGTCCCCAAGGTGCGATAGTCAAAGTATTGGATACGCGGTCAAAGTTCTCTAACCACATCAACTCTTCGCCAATTTCAATTATTCCCTTACCAATATCAGCAGTTGAAGAAACCGACAAGGTTGTAGTTGTCGTAGTGCTGATAGCAGCCGAAAGGCTGGTAGCCCTATCTTGCTGCATCGTATAGCCAGCCATATTGATAAGGATTTCATCAATCAAATTAGTTAGGGTTGTTGTCACGATGCAAGAGTCCTTAATGCGTCTACCGCAGACTTGTTAGTTGTACCTGCTAGTTCATTACAGATACCGAGTAAATCTTTATAGTCATCTGGCTGGCGATTAGCATCAGCCTTGATGTTTAGAGCACCAATGATTCCTAGACCGGAAGTTCCAGCCCAAGCATTAGCAGCACCTTGTTCATCAAGGAATACTGTCAATGCCGGATATGTACCGCCATTGGCTAAGCGGTTAAGTTCAGCGCAGAGAGTGCTACCTGCTGTACCTGCCACTATCTATACCTCGCTGTCTTCTTTGCGATTGATTTTGGTTGCTTTGAAAATTGTTTACCGGAACGTGTATCACGGCGCTTCTTAGCAGAAGTCGCTGCGTATTCTTTTTTGCTTAAGGCTTTTCTTGCCTTCTTCGGTAAGTATCTTTCGCCTGTAGCCTTAGACCCTTGGGTACTAGGCTTACCAGAGCGTGTGCCCCATTCTTCTTTAGTCCACTTAGATAAGGACTTCTGTTTCTTAGACTTACTGCCGGTGTAACCACCACCAGCCTTCTTGTATTGTTGTGCTACTAGTTGTGCCTTACGAGCAGACCACTGACCAGGCCTACCACCTTTAGAGCCAGCAAGGACTCTGTTCTTAATGGATTCACGTAGACCTGGTTTAGTGTATGACATTATGACTTAAAGTATCCTGGTCCTTCGACCTTACCACGGGTAATCTTCTTGCCCTTGTAGTTACCAGTTAGTAGTCCTGGGAATAATCCCTTACCTTTAGCCTTTGGTTTAGCCTTAGAAGTAGAAGCCATCGCTCTAGAGCGTGCTTCATCTGCCGATTTAGCAACAGGAGCCTTCTTTGCTGCGTATTTAGCACGAGCAGCATCTGGAGATTTAGCAACAGACTTGTTAGCCTTCTTAGCAGAAGCCATAGAAGCCTCTAGGCGCTTTGTTCCATACATACGCTTTACGCCTTGTACGAACTCAGCATTCTTAGAAGAGCCAGCCTTCTTAAGTGCTGCTGACATTCCCATTTTCTTAATGTTATCAATCGTGGACTGCTTTACAGGAGTATAAAGTTTATATCCTGAAGCACCCTTACCGCCTCCTTTAGGGAGGCCTTTCTTGGCACCAGCCTTCTTGGCTGCGCCTCTGTCAAATGATTTTGACATTACCATTTTACCTTATCTGCCCAATATGCGGCACTCATTTTTCCTTTTGCAATGTTACGACGATGACGCGCCTTGAAAGACTTGCGTTTCATCTTCATACGCTGGCTTTCGCCAGCCTTTGGCTTACCGGCAACTGAGGCGCCCTGTTCACCAAACCTAATTGTTTTAACTTGGCTGCCTTCTTTGGCAACCACGATATGTGATTTCTTTGGATGATTCGGAGTACGCTTAGGCTTGTTAAAACCAGAGACTCCAGCACGAGCAAGTCGTGGGTCTCGTCTACTTGTTTGCTTTGCCATACTCACCATACTTTCCAAGAACCGCTCTTATCGTGCCGTTCTTATTGAGTCGTACAACCATCCCGTCCTTTATCACTACAGAGTTAAATCCGTAGTGTGGTTTGTACTTTCCTGAAGACATTATTTCTTTTTGGATTTTTTAGTTGCGCGAGAAACTGTGCGACCACGTTCTGCTTTTGCAGATGTTGAAGTTAAACGTCCTCCGCCTCTTCCTAACTCGCTAAGCGTATAAACATCACGAGCCCTAGCCTCTCTGCCTGCTGTAAAATCTGCAGAAGCCATAAGTCCAGCCTTCTTCTGTTTCTTAATTGCCCTGGTTACATCCTTTGCAACCGCTCTTGCTTGAGGAAGCGTTAAGTTAAATTCTGTATAAAGCCGCTTCTCATACGGACTCATCTTTGCCATTTTGTTTGTCTCCTAGTTACTTCTTCTTGGTTTTCTTAGCCTTAGCCATTTTTATAGCGGCCTTCTTGGCAGCAGCCTTACCTTTTGCTGTGTATGGGAACTTCTTATTTCCTACCTTTGGCATTTATGCCCCTATCTCTCTCATTACTTTGGCTACGCCCTTATTTATCTTATGTGCTTTTGGCATCGTGTCACCGTCATAGGCTTTGCCTAAGGTTTCCGATGCTTTATGTGCTGCCTGAATATCTCGCATATTCGTGCTATTGGGTTGTATCCCTTGTGCTCTAGCATCTCTGTATGCTTGAAGTTCAGCATTCCATTTTTTATCTGGAATATCTCGTGTTGCATCCCCTGCGTTCATCTGAAGTGTTAGTGCTTTGCAACCAAAACACTCATCAACTGGTTCGGGGTGATGTTCCCAATGTTTCATATTGCAGTAAAGTTACTTTCCGTTACGCCTACACCACCAGCAATTAGTTCAGCCTTTACAGCCTCACTAACAACATGGTCCCGACCGCCTAAGTATACCACATCATAGTCAGTTAGGTCTTCGTCAAGAAGATATCTAACCTGAGAGTAGGTTCCACCGGATTTGACTATGGTGATGCCTACGTCTAACTTATAGAAGTAAAAGAGTCGATGTGCCCCGGCAGGACCTTCTCGCACCGTTGGTGTCTTGAAGATATATTCCGTCATTAGTCCTCCTTAATGGACTCACCCCAAAGGGATAGGTTTCAAGGCCTATCCCTCAGAGTCAATCAACTAGGAAGCGATTGAAGAACCGCTCTCAATGCGGTACAAAGCCTCTTCGCGGTAGCGAGCGAAGCCGAGTACGCCGTACCAGCCCATTGGGCGGTGACGCATCAACTTGTCAACTACTGGTCCGATAACTGTGTGTGGCTCTTCTGCCACGGCTTCTGCGAGTGCCTGAGCACCGCAGACGATTGTGCGGTATACCTTTGCAGATGACGCACCATCGGTTGCTGTGAACATACGGTTCGTCTCAACGAAGTATGCTCCTTCGTAAGTACCAATCTCGCCTGCCCAGATTTCATTCTGGTTTGCACCGTATTGGTGAGGAATCAACCAACCAGCAGAGCCGGTCTCAGCACGAAGGTCGTGGGAAACTTCTGGGTGAATACCGACCCAGTAAAGGTTGCCCTTACGTCCCTTAGCGTTGTTAGCACGCAACTTAGCAACCGCCTTACGGAGGTTAGCAGAAGCGAGGGTTGCAGCAGCAGTAATTGTTGCTGTTGAAGTTGCGGTGGAACCTGCGTAGATTACGTTAGTTCCAGCACGGAGTGTTGCCATAGCAACCTTGTCGATAGAGTCAGCAAGGTTGTAAGCAATGATGTTCGCAATCGCTGGGTCTACATCAGCAAGGCTGAAGAGTTCGAGCGCACGAGTTACGAGTACTGAATTACCATACTCAGCAAGAGTGATGGTTACAGAGGTCGGAGTTGAAATTCCGACTGCATCTGGGTCAGTATCTTCGGTGAGTGCAGTTGTTGCTGCGGTGAGGTCAACGTAGCGTTGTAGAACAACGGTTGAACCTGGAATTGCTTGGCGGGCTGGGCGCTTATCTGCGACAGAACGGATTAGAGGTTCTGAGCGGAGAGCGAACTCAAGAAGGCGGTCGTATGCCTTCTGAACTAGACCAGCGCCACCAGCGGTACCGCCAGGGGTGGTGGTACTTGTATAGACGTTTGCCATTTATTTAGTCTCCTAGACTATGAACGAATTTACTGTTGCGAGCGGAGAAGAGCGAGAAGTTCGTCAGCGCTTTCAGCGTTGTCGATTCTCATATTCAGTTCATCTGCTCGTTCGGGTGATACAGCACCTTGGGTAACAACATCCATCTGTCTTAGACTTGCCTTGTCGTAGTCAGCAACTGGTTGCTTTGGTTCAGGAGTGAATCCGAACACATCACCATTTTGCTCAAGCCACGACCCAATTGCTTCTTCAGAAGCATCCAAGTCTGTCGGTATGAATTTTGCTACCTTCATGTTGACACCACGGGATGTTAGTACATCCTTTAGTACGCGTTCTCTTTGGGTTTTGCTCAACTCACCTAGAGTTGATTCAAGTTCCTTTGCTCGCTTCTGCTCTGCCTTTAGGGCTTTACGCAGTTTCTTAACGAGGTCAGTATCGGCTCCGCTGAAGTCGACTTGTACATCGTCGTCTTCTTCGTCGTCGTCCCAGTAGTTATCGCGGTTGTTGCTCATAGCAACCTCTCCCATCATTAGTAGTTGTCGCACGCCTCAGTATGGATTGGGGAGTCCATATTGGCTCGTACTGCCAGTCTTTTACACCGTACGGGGCTGGTAGGTCCGTATCGGGATTCTTATATGATTCCTGCTCGTGAGGTTCTTAGAGAAGAAGTAGTTGTACCGGGAGCACGTCGGAACGCACTCTCTTCTAGTTCTTTAACTCTCTTACGGCGTTGTGATGCTGTACCCAAGAACTGTTCTGCTTCTAGTTCTTTCTGGATATCTATTGCCTCAGTTGCTGGCATTCTCTCGTAGATTTGAGCCAACTTGGTAGTAGGTGCTAGTTGCTCTCCAATATTCTCAAAGCCCTCAGCAGCAGTTACGCCTATCTTTTCTTCGGATAATCCTCTACCCATAAGCCCGGCAGTAATCTCTCCAAATCGAGTAGCATCAAACTTAATACCTTGCTGAGCACGGCGAACGGCCTCAGCCGAGAAGGCTGCGGTAGAGCGATTCTGCTCAAGTTTCTCTTTGCCAATATCTGGGTTAAGGAAGAAATCTGTTAGGTCAGTTGGTGACTTGATATAGCCAAGCATCTGAAGGGCATCGGTGTAAGATTTGTCAGCATTGATAGCCTTAAGGCGAGCAGCGTTTGCTCTTTCATCTAGTTCGGTTACTGATACGTTATTCTTGACATATTTCTTCAAAGAATCAGAACTAAGGTACTTATCACTAAGACTGTACTTGGCTACAACGCCTTTGAATCCTTCGACTGCGTTGAATAACTCTGAGGCTGTCTTAGGTGTTGTAAGTCCCTCATTAAGATATCCGTAGGCAGTATAAAACGGAGAAATGACCTTTTGCCCGTTCTTGAAGGTGTACTCTTTAGAATCCAAGAATATAGAAATAGCATTGTCATAGTCTAGCCCATCTTTTAGAAGTCTGTTGAGGAAGTCCGCTGATGAGTCGATAAGGCTAGCGCTATAACCTAGACCACGAAGAAGGGACTTGAGGATATCCATGTTGGTGGTTTTACCAGTACCGGAACCATCGCCAGTGCCGTCATTAGAACCGCTACCAGAGCCGTTTCCGCCGCCACCACCACCGCCACCGGCGCCACCGCCGCCACCGGCGCCACCGCCGCCACCGGCTCCCTTAAACTTAGGAAATCTGATTAGACGCCACTCTCCACCACCACCGGCAAATACATGCCAGGTGTAATCGTAAGTGTAGTCATCATCTGCGGGTGGAGGGGTAGGCTTTTCACCTTTTAGTAAAGACTGTTTTGTAAAGTAATCAGATTCACGTGTATACTTCTTTAGGGCTATCTTTTCTTCAGTAGTCAAAGGCTTAGTCACGGAAAGCGTAGGTGACTCTAGCGCTTCTCCCTTTGGCTGAGCAGCAACTACTGCTGCTTTATCTGCTTCTTCTTTAGCGCGAACGGAAGCAGGGCTAGCCTCTTTAGGTGTCACAGGAGCCGATACAGGTATTGCCTTATCGGCTTCCTCTTTAGCACGGAAAGAAGCAGGACTTGCTTGAGTTTTTACAGCAGGTACATTCTGAGCAGCACTAATAAGCGCTGTCATGTTCCTTATGATACGACGTTCTACTTCATCCAAGAATAATTCTGCCATTATCGCTGTAACCTATTTCTTAGTGTTTGGAACATATCGACAGCCTCATTCTTTTTTCTAGAGGTATACGCGGTACGTGGGTCATTGTCTACTAACTCAGATAACTCAAGTTCGTTAGGCAAGCGAAAGACACCTTTTTCGTCTTTGTAATTCAAGATAGTTTTCATCAAAGGGTCATCTTCATAGATAGTTGTTTCTAGAAGATTACCTACACCAGTAAGTAAACCCTGAACAATTGGCTTAGCATCTTTACCAGCAGCAAGTTCTTCAGCAAGGCTCATATACTTTCTGCTAGCCTCTTTGCGGATATCGTCCTTATACTTACGAAGAATCTCTCCTGCCACGTTAGGGTCAGCACTAGATATCATACTCAGTAGGGTTCCGCTAATTTTATCAAATCCAGGAACTGCGTTATAGTTATTCTTGTGAGCATTCACTAATTCATCAAAGATAGACTTAGCAGCGCCACCAATTTCTTCAGCATTGAAAGTAGCACCTGGATAATTAGATGCTAGGAAGTCGGCCAAGAACTGCTCTTGTTCGCCCTCAGTAAAGCCTTCAGCCTCACTTACGGTTGTGGATTTGTAAACAGTTTTATATACTGGTTGACCTGACTGATTAAGTTTAGGCTTGAACATTGGATTTCCGTCTTTATCCAACTTCTGTTCGTACATAATGTTGCCGTTTTTGTCCTTTTTCGGCTTACCCTTTTTGCCAAGGATAGGCTTGGTCTTATCAAGGATAGGCGTCTTGGTATAGACCTGCTCGTAGGAAGTCTTACCCTCAGTTACTGCTGGAATAGTTTGTTTCTTGTTCTCAGCATTCCATTCGCCTTGGAACTTACCAACTAGGTCATCTGTAGGTGGCATACCCCAAGTGGTGTAGTAAAGGTCATACAGGGCTTCCTTGGAGTCATCCCAACTCTTGAGTTGGAGAGCCTTTTGGACTTGCCGGTTAAAACTAGGGGTAGTATCAAACTTCTTGACAGCATCTCCCCCTGCATAGCCCGCAGCAGCCGCTGTGAGCCACGCAATAGGGTCTGTGGCGTTACTACCTATGGCACCACGGATAACGTTCTCTAAGCCCGTCATATCCTGTGCTGTGGGTATTCCTGGGGTGGTCTTAGCAGAGGATATCCCTATCTTCCGCATCATACCTTGGACATACTCCCACATATTGCGGTATCCGCTACCGCTAGGGGCAACTTGGTCTACAAGACCACGGAAGATATCCTGGAAAGCCGCATCTTTGGCAGTAGAGTCTGCTGCATACAAGAACTGGACATATGGGTTATTCTGGTCTGTGTACCTGTTAAGTCCAATGCTTCCACCTAGGATACCCTCAGACATACTTTGAAAGGCTGTGGTATTTCCACTTTGGAATCCAGAACTTCTAAGTTCAGTCACTCCAGGTGAGGATGCAAACTTCTTATCTGCCACGTTAGATTAACCTTCCAATTGTCCAGCGAATACCCCGTAGTACATACGGGAGAATGCTGGGTTATCAGTCATTAAGTTTTCAGCAAGAGATACGAGTTTATCTCTGAGCATAGGAGCGATGCCACTCTTGCCTTTGATTTGAGCATAGTTAGCACCGTTTAGTTTATTAAGCAGGTTCTGGAACTCCATATACTGTGGATAGAACGCCGCTACCTCTTCGTATATAGGAGACTGCTTGAAGGCTGGGTCTTGAAGAGCCAAACCAATACGAGCAATCTTCTCGTTAGCAGTCTGAGTTACAACGGTATCAGGAGGTGGGCTACCACCGAACTCTTTATCAAGTTCAGCAATCTTCTGGCGATACCAGAAGTCTGGGTAGCGATTAGCAATCTGTTCTTCTGCTATCTGACCCTTAATCATGGTGTAGATGAGACCTTCAGCCTCATTAGCCAACTCAGTAGTAGATAGATTACGACGAGCACCGGAACGCTTCTGCCAGTTATAGTACTTGACAGAGGCTTCTCCACCTGGGAAGAAGTAAGGAACGATATCTCCAGGAGAAGTACCGTACTTTTCAGCAGCATCTGGGTTGCTATTTAACCAACTCCAGGCATCTTCTGTACCACGCACAGCCGATGTTGTGCTTCCAAGAGCAATCAAGATATTGTTCTTACCGTAAGTCTCAGCAAACTGACGTACGGCTGAACCGTAATCGCCAGGATTCTCTTTAGAGATTCTATCCCAATGTTCGTACAAGACAGTCATTGTCATGAACTTGTACTTGTTATCTGGGTCTTTAATCTTTGCTAGAACCTCATTTATAGGCGTAGCAGGTGATATGCTCTGGAATAGAGCAGTCATCCAACCAACACGCTGTGATAGGGTTTCAGCATCTCTGAATAATCTGTTACGAGTTTGGTCATTAGCCAAAGGATTCTCGCCGTATTCGCCACTAGAGGCTAGATAAGCAGCCCAATCCTTAACACCACGACGTACTGCTTCATCGTTACCAAACGCATACAAAACAGTTTTACGCATCCAAGCAGGGAATACGATATCTTCAACACTATCTGGTGGACCAAACGGTGTTACAATATCACGCATAATGTCCCATGCAGGACCAAACTCATCAACTTTACCGCTTGAGGTGAAAGCAATCTGAGCAACAGGTCCAAGACCTGGAACTAAAGGATTAACTGCACCAAAAGCAAGGTTAAGTGACTGTACAGGAGATGTTACTTGTAAAGCGCTGCTCATATCTAGGTTTCTGCCAGCAAGAGCACCTAGTACGTTTCCAGCAAGTGGAATCTTAAACATAGGTTCATTTCTGCCTGGCTCACGATAGATAAACCCTTGGTCATCATCATATGCCATACCTGAGATATCGTAAATAACGTTAGCGCCTTCTTTGGTAGCGGCATCATACGCTTTAGCAAAACGATACAAAGGAATTGGATTCTTACCAGCCAACTGACCCCACTTGTACATGGTGTTAGTGTGAGCCTGAGCGAACGGGAATATCAAGCGATATGCTTGAGCCCACTGCTTTTGACGGCTAGCATCATAGAATAACTCTTTAACGTAGGTAGATGCTTCTTTAGCAGCCATCTGGTGTACTTGTTGCCAGTTAGCGGTTCCCGCTTTTACCTTACCAGCATCAACCTTCTTCAATCGGCTTTCAATAACACGAAGTACTGGATGCTTACGACCTAATACTTTAACTTTGTTACCTACACGCATATTGATTGGGTTAAGGCTTTTTAGCGCTTGGTTTCTAACATACTTAAGTTCATCAACGCTAAGCATATCTGCGTAGCGAGCAACAAAGTCCCAGTAAGCCATCTGGTATTCAGGACCAAAGTTAAATTTACTTTCAAGACGTGAAGCCAAGTTGAAGAAGATATCAACCATATTGTTGATTTCCTTCTTACCAGGAGCCCCTACAAGGCTCTCTTTCTGGAATAAAACTCGTGAACCAGATAGGTCATTAGGGTCAAAATTGTCTGCCAAGGACTTGCGGAATGCACTCTCTAAAGCAGATAACTGGGTAGAATTCAACGGTCCATCAAACCAAGGAATACCGATTGTTACGTTTCTACCCTTGGAATTAGCAAAAGTTACCTTGCCATCAGCAAGTAAATCCATAATCACGTGTGATTTAGGACCGTTACCCGCAATAGCACGCATCTGACCAGCAAGAGTATGCTCTTGTGCGTCATCAAAGAAGAACGTAAATATCTTTTCAGGGGATAGGTCTGCCTTAGTGATATTGTCTATATCTACTCCTGAATCACGTAAAAATACGTTTTTCAGACCAGGATTGCGGTCATAGATACCTAATACGTAGTTTCGGATGTCACTATTGGGACTATCAAAGTCTTCAATTACGTCATCTACGAATTTACGCTTAGCAGCCTCATCACCATTAAGCATTAACTTAGCAATCTTAGGATTGAAGGCATCGCTACCCCAACGATTTAGGGTATGCGCTAAACCTTCAAAGAAGTTACTATCGCCAGGACCGATTACCTTGTAAACCTTGAATATCTCAGAACCTTTATTGCTACGATAGTCAGATACCGAAGCACGGCGGAAAGCCCACATCTGATAACCACGTACAGCCTCTAGGAACTCTCCTTCAGCCTCTACGTTCTTAAATGCGTTACCACCAAGGTCATATTGATACTTGGCTACGCGATTTACTAACGCACCACCCTTACCCGAGTTAGCAATCATCATAGAGATGAACTGCATTGGGTGGGTAATAATGTTGGCGTGACCAGAGAACATCTGACGCATCTGCATTTCTGCGATGTTACGAATGATGTAGGAGGCTCGAAATACCAACTGAGCAGTACGCCAAACGTCACCCATCTCTTCTACAAGGATTCTTCCTGCCTTAGCCTTGCTTACCAAAGAGTTAGCCTGATACTTATTGAAAGTCTTTAAGACTTCCTTGCTATCAGGTAGGAACATAGTCCCTTGGGCTAACTGATAGAAGGCAATACCACCATCAATCTTGATAGGTGTATCACCGACATTGTAGATTAAGACTTCGCTGTTAGCCGATAGATTTCCTACTGTGTAAGTAGTATCTGCGTTCTTCTGTACAGCATTTAGTTTGATAACATCTTTTAAGTCACTTATGATAGACTCATCAGTACCGAAACGCTTAGACACATCTTCAATGATGTTGTCCATAGCGTTTTGAATAATCTTGGCTCGTTCTTGTTCGCTAGTGCTAGCAAAGAGTTTACGAGAAACATCATCGATATACTTCTCTTGAGCACCTTTACCTAGCACGCTCTTAATCTGAGCAGAACTCATCCAGTCTTCAAGGCTATTGATAGTCTGGTTTAAGTCACCTAGGTTTACTGCTATAGAGCGTACAAAGTACCGGCTGAAAACACGGTCTAGTTTTTCTGCTCTACGGAAAGATATCAAGTTAATTGGGTTAACCAAGCGAGCAACTGGGTTAGCAGTTAGCGCTGCTACTTCTTTACGAAGTGTGGTTGAACGGAATATCTTAGGGTCAGTAGTAGGATTACCTAGATAAGCCAAGAAGATACGATAGACATCATCTGTAGTGGTAGCCTCAGCAAGTTGCTTAGACATATCAGTGTCTATCTTCTTACCAAAGAATCTATGTATTACTAGAGGGTCAGTCTGCTTAGCAACTACTTCAGCAATCTGGGCAAAGCGTCTTCCAAGCATGAACTTGAATGCTCCACTAAAGTCTGTAGCAAGGTCTCCCTTGTATCCTTTAGTTAAGCCAATATTATTCTGATACCACTCACGAAGAATACGCTTTTCAGCAGTACCTGCTTCTAGGTCAATAATCTTACGAAGACCCTTGTACTCTGGGTCATTTACTATAGCCCTACGTAGATTTACATCTTGGTCTACTACGTTACGGAATATGTCAAGTTCTTTTATTCTTGCTTCTGCTGCATCTTTGTTCTTGGTTATAGAGTCAAGTTCCGTACGAGTTTTCTCGATAGACGCATCAAGCGTTTTGACAGAAGCCAGTAACCTAGCCATGTTGGGACCAAGATTAGTAGGGTCAGCAATTTCCGCAATCGCATTTCCAACCTCTGCATTCTTAGCAGCGATACGCTTTGAGTTAACAACCATAGCGCCACCAACTTCACCGTAGATAGAACGGAAGTTAGTAATTACGTCAGGGTTCCAAATCTTAATTATGCCTTCAAGAGCATACTGCATAGCACGAGCAGAACCACCGCTTTGGCTAGCAGCAATTACTTTAAGTATGTCTCCGGTAGTTACTGCCTTCTCGGCACCACCAACAGCCCAACCATAACCATTCAAGGTCATAGCATCTGCTTGGGTCTTTGCGGAAACTTCTTGTAGCGTAGCGCGTACTTCTGGAGCCAGGTTCGGGTCTACCTTGCCTGCCTCTAGCCACTCTTCAAACTGAATACGTAGATTATCTTCAGACTGTCTAGCCCTACCCGAAAGAGTGTTAACATCTTGGGCTAAATCAAAAGCCTTAAGAGGTTCATCGCCAGCAAGGGTAACTAAGTACTCATCGCTTTGGTGAGCACCAAAAGAGATTACGCCCTTCTTTGGTGTATCTCCAAGTACAATGTAACCATCAGTGAATCCTGCGGTGTTCTTGCTTTCAGTAGAAAGTTTATCTATACCACGAACAAGTTCACCATCGTAGGTGTTCTTATTGGAGATAATCTCTCTAACAATATTCTCACCACTAAGCACATCTTGTGCTAGGGCATCTTGAGAGAAAGCCTTTAGGGAATCTTCTTGAGCATTTAACAGTTTAGTTACTGTTGGTGCTAGAGTTTCAAATCTTTCCTTCTCTAGTCTTTGTAATTCTCTAGTTCTTTTCATCCAACCTTTAGAATTACGCTTGACGTACTTACCGATTAACTCTTCGCTCTCTTTGGCAGCAGCAGCAATCTCTTTACTGAGTTCTTCTATCTGTGCAGCAGGGCTAAATTCTTTTACGCTCTCTTTGAATGCAGCGGCTTCTTTACCACCCTTGATAATTGCTCTAGCAGAACCTGCTCCTACCCACATAGATGGGTCTAGGGCTAGGTTTAGGGTAGCATCTATAATTCCAGATAGAACTTTATAGCCGGTCTTGTCTGGATTTGATTCAATTGACTTGGCAACAAAGCGTCCAATGGTAAATGATTCGCCATTTACTTTGCCATAGGCACTCATAGCCTTGGCTTGGTCTTTACCTACTCTGCTTTGTGGGTCTACAAAGAATCCCGCCCCGGTTTTTACGCCTGGTTTACCACCAAAGACGTCTGCAACAAGAGAACCAAACAGTGTATTCTTACCACCAAGGGTAGCAAGGTCCTTTATGAACAAACCTGCGTCTTTTTCTTGCGCTAAATCACGAGTTAAAGTAGTTGCAAGGTCGTAAGGTGCACGTAATGCTGCAAAACCTACACGAGTTGCACCCTTAAACACGTCATATACGTTACCAAGAGTAGCATCATAGATAGAACCAACGATTCCTTTGTCATTTTTGACATCTCTTTTGATTTTATCTACGTTAAACTGGTCTTTTTTTAACTGAGCGATACCATCAAGGGAAACAAGTTTGTTGATTCCTGGTGTATCTGCTGTTAATCCCTGCTTCACCATACCCATAATGAGGTCTTTGCTCATTCCAGGATATCTAGAAGTTATGTCATAGAAGTTTCTATACATATCAGGCGTAAGTGAAGCCATCTGAATTTGAATAGCACGGTTACGTGCCTCTCCTTCATTAGCATACAAAGCCTGCATAGCAGGTGAAAGACTTGCTTTTTGTAAATCTGCCATTAACGATTCTCTTCGTTGAACGCATTCACTATATTGGCAAGGATAACAGAATCAGGATTTGCCATTAGCATAGCCCTAGCAAGAACTGCTGTCTGGTCAATTGCGTCAACTGGAGTTTGTAAAGCCTCTGGTCCACGGTCAGGACCACCTTGAGCACCATCAGCAATGCTTCTTTCGTTTCCAGGAAGAAACGCATCAGTAGTTGGCATAGCACCAACAAAAGGATTTCCTCCAACAGCAGTCGTTTCTGGAGAATCTGTAGGTGCGCCTTGAGAAAGTTCAGTTAGTTCCTTACGTTCTCTGTAAGGACCACCACCTGCTTGAGAAATATCTTTTCCTTCGCGTTGAATCTTCTTTACGTTTCCGAGGTCATCTCTACGAGCAAACCGTCCTGGACCACCAGGTACATCCTGCATTGACATATTTAGTCCTCATCTTCGTCGAAATCGTCTAGTGGATTCTTAATTGGGTCTGCTGGGTCTACTATCCAATCAGGATAACTCGCCCTATCCATAGCAAATGCTAAAGCGGTTCCTTCGTCCATACCGGCTTTACGCAACGCATCATAAACTTCTTTGGTTGCGATAGCCCAAAAATCTAATTTAGTTAATACTGGTTCTTTTATAGTTCTAGGTCTACGCGTCATTTTCTTGACGGTTTTCTTAACTGGCTTCTTACGAGTAGCCATGTTATCTCCCTAGCCCTGCTAAGATAGTTGCTAAGTCTGGTGCTTGTTGTGGGACCCCACCAGAAGGTTGCCCAGGAGCGACCGGGGACGGGGTAGCCTCAACTGGTCCTTGTGTGCCTGGCGGGGTCATCTCTGCCTGCGCTGGTTGTTCAGGTGCGAACACGGCAAGCGCAGCAGCCTCTATACTATCCCCATTGCGGCGACGCTCAATGACGTCAGCAATCTTTTGAATTAGCGTAGACGGGTCTTGTCCCTGTGCAGCCATGGCAGGAATAGCCTGCGCTGTGGCAGTTACCGCAGCAGACAAGTTGTTACGCATCTTTTCGATTTCAATTCGTTGTTCTTCAAGCGATACGTTAACGCTCCATGGAAGTTCACGACGAATAAAATCCTTAGAAACCAAATCGGCTCCAAGTGCTTGCAAAGAGAAAATCAAGGCACGCGAAGGGTCTAGTCCTGCCATCAAGCCGTAACGCACCTCTATTGAGGTGTCACTCTTGATGTCTTTAGAAGGTTTGTACTTTAACTCGTACGGCGTACCCTGTGCGACACCCTTGACACTCTTTTCTTTATCGAAAAGGATTTCATCCATTTCGAAACATGTCCTGATGACATCTTCAAATACTTCGGTCAGGATTGTCTGTCCAGCCTTGATTTGAGAATCAAATGCACCAAGCAACGCTTGTACACCTTGACCAGTGATGATTGAAGCATCAATGTTTCCGGTGCGACCTTCAGGATAACGTGCACCCAAGCGAAGTTCTGCTTGTAGTGCTGCTTGTTCCTGAAAGGCTGCTGCTGGTACATCTAGTCTGACACGACCTACGCCTGCTGGCGATGCTGTGCGAATAATCGCATCAGGTCCCATTGGCATATCTACAACATCTGAAGGTACAACAAGTGGTGCTTGGATTGACTTCTCAGCCGCTTCCATCGCTAGGTTAGCAAAGCGAGCACGTGCTAGTTGTACGTATAGTACATCATCAAACTGTCCACGCATCTCATTATCAAGAGCAGGACGTCTTGCTACGAATACCGTCATCTTGTTGAGAGGATTCGGAGCAGCATTCAAAATTAAATTATTGCGTGTAGGCAAGAACAATACGGTTACGTCTTTGTCAGTATAGCGAACCATCTCAACCATAGTGCTGGTATCTTGATTGAATCCGTCACGACCTAAGATTGCAAAAGCAAACTCTGGATAGTCTACTGCTAGTTCGCCAATAGTCTTGAAGTAACGTTTAGCATAGGCTGTACATCTACCGAATCTATCAAATTCTGGATAGGCACCAATTGGGTCTTCTACACGGATGCGAGGTAGGTCATCATCAAAGTCTGCTTCTACATGTATCGGTAGAAAGCCGTATGAGAAATACCAGTCAGCACCCCAGTACATCTGTGACTGTAGGCGTGAATTGTAGATATAGTTGTTAGCAATCATGCTGCGCTTGTCAGCAAAAGCACGTGCCTTATCGTTATTGACGTTGCTAGTAGAGCAGTTAAACGATGGAAGTGGCGCTAGTACTTCAGCCAAGTCGCGTGCTGCAACATCGACAAAGTTAGCAACCATTGACTTATCCATGCCTTCAGGGAACAAGTCAGGGTAAATCATACCCAGTTCACCCTTACGTACGCTAAGGATATCCTGCATACGGGCATCGCGGGCGCCGTTGCGAATTTTAAGGTTCTCAACCCGCCTTGCAATCGTCTGGATATCTAATTCCATCATAGTCCTATTCATAAATTGACATCTCGTAGTCGTTTACGTTCATCACGTAACGCTGGTCAAGTTGTCTTCTGGTAGCCCATCTGTTTGTAACATGACTTTGGTTTATATTTACGTTTCCGATAATCTCTTTGGCGCGTAGTTCGCAGAACCAGAGAGCCATCACGCAGTCTGTCTTACCTTTAGTTTCAGGCTTCCAGGTTATCAACTGCTGGATTAGAGCCTTAACCCCTTCTGAAGTATCCTGTGAAGGTAGTTCTAGAAGGTTATCGCCCTGATGTACTCCGTTACGCATAGTCCCAAAGAGACCAGACATAGCAGCAACACCAAAGGATGTGTCCCACTTGTTCTTGCCTGTGAACTGGCTAGAGAATCTCACGCCAACGCTGGCAAGATATGAACGCAAGTCATCATCTAAAGCGTATGCTTTCTGATGAGCGTTAATCTCAATACGTAGTTCTTGGGGCTGGTACTTGTTCACCCAGTCCTCAATCAATTCCCGAATCTTTTGTGGGGTTGGTTCAACCATATTTACAACATCCAGAACGTATCTCCTGCGAGTATTACGGTCTACAGTTACGATAACTGCTGCCGTATTACCAGTCATAGCAGGGTCTAGGCCCATGATGGTATACCAAGGACCACGCTCTTTAGGATGTCCTGGTACTCCAGGCTTTAGAAGTCCCCGCTTTCGCATCCGGTTGATTGAACCTTGGACACACGCAGGGGCAAAGATAGAGTCTTCTTGTACATCTTGCTGTTGGTAGACCAATGCCCAGGCTGACGGAGAAACTTCACTCCTTCTTCGAAAGAGTGCCGGGCCGTCCCATTTAGGATATAGCCCGTCTGCATCTGGAAGTAAATTCTCATCTGACCCCTCCCACGGAATATGCGACTTAGCCCAGAGAGTTTTCCACTTTTCCGGTTTATCATCAAACTCCAATACTGCTGGCATAGCAAAATAGGTGAAGGGAGTCTTGCCGTTTGTCCAATGGTCACCCTTGCGAATCTCTCGGTATAGGTCATTGGAGGCAATTCGGGTTCCAACTATCAGAAGTTTACCGTTATCGCCAAGACGGGTAACAACATCTCGCTGTAGCCACAAGAGTTGCTTTTCCCACTCATGGGCATTGGAGGTGGTCACTACGTCATCTAGGATGATGAGGTTGGAACGGGCACCAGTAATTTGACCGCCGATACCCAACGCTTGGACCGTAGGGTCCTTTTCAGTGGAGTCACGGCTTAGATAGATTCTATCAGCCTTCCAGGTATCGGCGTCTTCCTTCCATCCTCCGGCACTGCCGTAGACGGCTTGGAGTTTACTCCACCGCTCATGACTCAGCCGCTGTTTGATGGAGTAGAGATACTCTTTAGCGCGTTCCTGAGTCTTTGAGACAATCGTAATCTTAATGTTGGGGTCCATGGCTATCCGGTAGACACAGTAGTTGACTGTGATGACCGTACTCTTAGCGTGCTCAGGTGGCACGTTAATCAGGAGCCGTTTAGCACTGGAGGGCTCATAGGTCATAGCCGGGTGGAGCCAGGAAGGCTCGCGCCCCTCAAGTACATCAATCCAGGACCTATGGTGAGGAAAGATGGGGGAGTCTAAGAACTCTGCTGAGAACTCCTCAAACCCAATCTTGTACTTAGCGTCACCTGTGACGATGCTGAGGGCACGCTCGCCTTCTTCCCTGGCGCTTTCAAGTTCTTTGACAAACTTAGGGTCTTTTCGCCAGTCCTTCATCACGTCAGGTTTCCTACCAGCCCTAGCAAGGGCGTCTTGCAGGTCTAACCCTTGACGGATAAAATCCAGTACTTTGGCTTTTGCCTCCTTAAGTCTGGCAACATTGTGATGCTCAGAACCTGATTTGGCAGCCATATAAATCCTCCATAATAAATCCCCCTTCGCTCAGCGCCCCCAAAGGGCGCTTCGCTACCCCCTAGATAAAGCGAGGCAGCCCCATAGGCTGCCGAGCGGGAAGGATATTCGCTTCCGTGTACCGCTCATATCCTTACATATATACTAACCCGTTCAAATACCTAAAACGAACGCTTTGTTATCAAAATGTTATAAAATATATACCTAAAATAGGACATAGTGGGCACACTCGGAGCAAATACTGGAAAAATATTATTTGCGGAGAGTGTGTATCTAGCGCCCCCGGCGCTATAAAAACTGGGGTCGCAGGGCGACTCGCAGTTGACGAGTGCGACCGCAGGGAGCACCTTTTTGTCTTTTGGCGAGGCGCTTGCGCCGAGCGCGATTTTTTTTGTGTCGGGCATTAAATAGGGCGGGCGTTTGTGTTGGGGGGCTGTCTGCCCGGGGGGTCTTTGAGCCTGAGCCTGAGCGTACGATTATCGTACGGGGCGCGGTGATTTGCTCCTCGGGGCGGGTTATGGTAAAATTTTTCCGTGGTTGAGAAAGGCTCTCAACTCAAAGAAACAAAGGAAAAAAAAATGACAAAGAACAAAGAAACAAAGTTTGAAGATATGGCAGATGTGGCTCTTGCTTCCGAATTGAAGGGCTCGCTCGATATGGTTGCTGAGCGTGGCTTCTGGGTAAAGGCTCGCGCTAAAGTCGAGAACGGGAAACTCTCCGTCCGTGGTCTCAAGGCAACAATTCAGTTGGTCGAGGAAACCGGTCAAGCACCAACGATTCGCTCGACTTGGGCTCAGTACTTCGACTCGGCTTTCATGGTCGAGGACTTGGCAGGTGGCAAAGAGGAAACGCTGAAGGAGATTTTCGCGGTGACGATTCAGGGTTGCCGGAGACTTGGCGGAAAGTCTGCTTTCGAGGAATTGGCAAAGGGCTCAAAGACTTTCGCCGAACTTGCCAAGAAAGTTGATAAACTCCCCAAGAAGACCAACGGAGACACGGAAACAACGCTTTCCGGTCTAGTCTCAAAATTCCTCTCTTCGCTCGATAAATTGGAAACTGTAAAAGTGGATAATGTCGAGGAGTGGGAACGCTTTACCCGATTCATTGACGGAGTGAACAAGGCAGCACGCGCTAATCATCCGGCGGTAATCAGCAAGAAGAGCGCCTAGACTCTCAGCGCCGAGCGCCCTACCCTTTCGGGGGTGGGGCGCTTCGCCATGTCCGGAGCGCGTGTACGATTTTCGTACGCGCCGAAAATTTGTGTCGGAAAAGTTTGTGTCGAAGACTCCTTTGGTTTGTGTTGGAAAGGTTTGTGTTGAAAGCAACCCGTGAGTTTGTGTTGGGTTCGGTTCGCCACCCCTAGCCGTTCCGTTTCGCCTATCGCTACCCCCTAGCCGTTTGTGTTGGTCTGGTACGCTACCCTTAGCCGTTTGACTCTCACGCTGTACTATGGGATAATAGTGCTACCGCAGGTCTGACCCTGCGTAGGGGGTGCTGGTTTAATCCTTTGTTCCAGCACCTCCGCCCCCGTACGATAATCGTACAGGGTGACCCTAGTAAGAAAGGCTAACATGTATCTATCTGACTTAGACATAGTCGCTATTTCATTAGCACTTGTTTTGCTGATGGCTCTCGTGATAACTAGCGCGGTAGCAAACGCTCGCCTCACTCGTGAACGCAACGAGTGGCGACAACTCGCTATCTCCTATGAGCGAGAATTTCCTTTAGACGACATGATGTACGATAATCGTACAGGTGGCAATAATGGATAACGCTCCTTCATGGGGCTTGGTAGGTGCTGGAAGATGTAGAGGTTGTGGGAAGAGTAGATTTCAATGGACTCACAGCCTCGCCGTTCCGGCATACGGATACTCTGAAGTTGGTGGTGACGCATGGGGTATCTACAAGCCACAGGTATCTTGCCTGAGATGTCACAGACACACCATAGAAAGGATAATTCGCTATAATGAAGAGAACTATCCTATTACTGATTTCGGAACACTTTACATTGAAATACCTATCGAAGAGGACGACCACGAGGTTTATCCTTTTCTCAAGGACTGCCCCAAGTGCTTCGTATGCGAAGACCCAATGGGAGAGGAAGATGTTGTCGAGGCTCGTACCGCTGATGAGCGTACGATAATCGTACAGGTTCACGAGACTTGTTCGATAAATACCGAGTGCTGTAATACAGTTCTACCTCTGGGTATGTTTCGTCACATCACCTCGATAGTGCGAGAGCACCAATTCGCTTACATAACTTCAATAATGAACACATCAAAGTGTGAACAATGTCTAAACGAATACCTAACTCAGGAAGGAACTACCTTAGAAAATGATTACTTCTACTGTCGTTCGTGTGAGTCGCACATGCCTAACTCAGAGCGTGGACGCTGGAACGGAACTTGGTACTGTGATACTTGTATCCACGAAAATGTGTTCTCATGTGACGACTGTGGAGACGAATACTGGCGAGACGACGACCACAACTGCTACAACGAAGATGACGACGATTACGACGGCGTTATCCATGATTACGGGTACAAGCCTAGACCCTACTTCTTTGGCAAGAGGAGCGACCAACGACTCTATTTTGGCTTTGAGTTAGAGGTTGAGTGTATGGAGAACAACCCAACCGATACCGCTAGTGAAGTTCAATCTCTGTTGGGTGACCGCGTGTACATCAAGTCTGACTCCTCGCTGGAGTGTGGATTCGAGATAGTTTCGCACCCACACTCACTTGAAGAACTCCAACAACACTTTCCGTGGAGGCACTTCAGGAAGTTCCGTACCGAACTTTCGTTGCGCTCTTGGAATACTAATACCTGTGGTCTTCATGTCCATGTGTCGCGTAATGCCTTCGGTCCGTACGATAATCGTACAGAGCGAACACCACAACCACACCTGACTAAACGACAGGCTCATGAGTTGCGATTCATCAAGTTGATTTACGACAATGAGTCGCACGTCACTCGCCTAGCAGGTCGCAGTAGTCCTGGGTATGCCAACTTCATGGACAAGAGCAAACTCGTTAGCAAGGTGAAGTGGAACGAAGCCGAAGGTGGCAGACATGCCGCTGTCAATACTTTCAACACCAGTACGCTGGAGGTTCGTATCTTCAAGGGTTCGCTCAGACCGGAGCGAGTTCTCTCTGCTGTGGAGTTAGTCCACGCCGGAGTGGAGTACACACGCGACCTCAAAGTGAACGCCAAGAATAAAGTATTATCTTGGTTAGCCTTTGCTGGCTATGTTCACACCAACCTAGAGAAGTATCCAAACCTCCATGCTTACATGAACTTAGGTGGCAAGGACACAGAGATGTACGATAATCGTACAGAAAGTGATTACAACTAATGTGTATGTTATGCGTAGTTCCTCCCAATGTCTTGCCTGAGCGTGACAAGTTGGAGAACTCAGCACTCAATAATCCACACGGCTTTGGTTATGCGATAGCAATACCCAAAGAAAACCGAATCCACACTTTCAGGAGTATGAACCCTGATGAGTGTATCAACAAGTTCCTACAAGACCGCGCTATGTATCACGAAGGCTACGCCATTTGGCACGCTCGGTTCGCAACTCATGGCTCTCTCACGCTGGAGAATTGTCACCCTTTCAGGGTTGGCAAAGATGAGCAGACTTATCTCGCTCACAATGGTATTATCTCTGTTGTCGAGAACCCTTTAGACGATAAAAGCGATTCTCGTATCTTTGCCGAGGACTTGCTACCTTCTATGGGTGGCGTGACCTCTCTTGATAATCATCAAGTGTGGAACATGCTAGAGGACTTCACTACTGGCTCTAAGGTTGCGGTACTTACTGTAAACCCTAACGCCAAACATCAACTCTATCTGCTACACGAGGAGAAAGGTCAATCTGACCCTTCGGGCGTGTGGTGGTCTAACAATACTTGCTATCTCACATCTTGGTATAACAAGGGAAAAGACATTGTTCAAGGCGCATACAGTTTCGCCATAGATGATGAGGAGGAATCCAACTGGCTTGAGTGCGTGATGTGCGAGTCAGTTCACGAATACTGGGAAGCCCTGAAGAAAGGTGGCGACTCATACTGTCTAACCTGTGGTAGTTGTTATCTCTGCCAAATGCGTAAAGGTGACTGTATGTGCTATCAAGGTTCGGACAAGTCGTATTCGTACGATTATCGTACAGGTGGTTTCTACAGAAACGGAGGTTGGTATCTATGATAGAAGGTATGTATGTGAGCGGATTTATAGTCCGCTCACTACTGCCCTATGAGCAGGAATCACTTATCTATGGGTTGTTTCAATCCAGAGAATCTGCTCATGATTGGGCAAGTAATATGACACTTGAGACAGTAGTAGAACCTGTCTATACTCCGGTGTTCAATCGTGGCTAAGAAGCCATGGAAGCCGGTACCACCGACTCCTTACTACCTAAGTAAGCGAGCCGAGTTGTTTTCCGCCAATGCTCACAAGGCGTTGGCGGAGGGCGACGTATCCAAGTACAACGCCCTGATGCTCAGAGCCTCTGAGTATCGAACCCTAGCGGGACAATTACCGCTAGAGAAAGAGATACAAAATGACATACAAGCAACGAGAGTGCTATAAGTGTGGTGTGGCATTAGTAGTGCCGGACTATGACGATAGCACTTACGCATACTGTCAAGCGTGTGCCTTTTCTAAGATAGGAGTTGGACATGATAGATAACCACATGCCCGTACTCTCGAAACGAGGTTCATGTATAGACTATCCAGCAGACTGGTGGTTTCCGCAAGAGGTCGCCGGTACTTCTAAACAATGGTCACGCACTCCTGACGCTATGAAGGCTAGGAAAATCTGTAAAGATTGCCCTGCTCAACAGGAGTGCCTAAACTATGCTCTCGCCTACTCCGGTCTTGCTGGCATTTGGGGTGGTCTTGACTATCAAGAGCGTAGAACCATACAGAACAAGTTGGGAATCACACCTATCTTCATGCTAGATACCTATGATTCTCGCTTCTACAAGGGAGGAGAGCCAGTTGACGCAGAATGATGATAACTATTTCATTGAGTCTGTAAGTGAACAGTTGGCGCTTATCCTATGGACTTCCCTATCAACCCTAGTTGTCGTTGGCATAGTGCTGGCGATAGCCCTTTAGTGTACGATAATCGTACAGAAAGAATACCAATGGCTAAACCGAAGTATGACAATGTGTCAGTACAACTGACAGGAAGAGACGGCAACGCGTTTGCCGTCATGGCAACAGTAAAGAGCGCCCTCGAGAAAGGGGGCGCTCCGCAAGATGAGATAGAAACTTATCTTGCTGAATCCATGTCCGGCGATTACGATAACTTGCTTCGTACCGCTATGAAATGGGTACATGTATCATGATAGCGTGGCAATCTAAACTAACTGGAGGCATGATTAAACATCTTACCGAGAGTGAGAAATCAGACCTAATCCAACAGTTAGACGACGCAGTTGCCTCTATCTGTGAAGAGTTCGAGGTGTCGTGAGACGCTGCGAAATCTGTGACGAAGAACCACCGCGTACGCCTGAAAGTAAATGGTGTCAGGCGTGTCGTGACTGGTTCAAGTCATCAAACTAATACTGTACGATAATCGTACACTAAGCCCTTACTGCTTCGGCAGTAGGGGCTTTTTTATGCCTTGAAGTGTTCGGATTCCGAACGCTTTATCCAACCAAATGCCTATCTTATGCTGGCAGGTACATCCCTTACACTCATCATGTAGATTCTGAGCCATCTTTGTATCGCCAATTTGATTGCGGAATCCTGCCCAAGCGCAGGACGAGCAAATCATTTCCGCACCTGCGGAAAAGTTTGTGTTGGGCACTTCTCGACAGACATAGCCGTTCTACTTACTCTCACCTTCACCCGGCTCCTCTCCGAAAACTATCGTAGTATTGAACATATCAACTATCTGTTTGAAAATATCAGTCACGTGATGATGAACATCATTCCAGGAACGAACCTGAGCCACTAAAACACTAGCCCCATATAAAGCGTCCTCAAGAAGTTCAATGTCTTCTTTGGTAAGCGGAGCCTCAGTCCAACTCTTGGAGTCCACCTTCTTCTGAAGGTTCTCCAACGCTGTCAATACTTTCTCTGATGTTATCGGTGGTTTCATCATCTTTGTAATCCCGCTCCTTACGTGGTCTTGAACCGCCTAGTAAATTAAGCAGGCTGTTGACTGCTCTGTTCACCCTCATTCTAGCAGCATCATCTGATATTTGCAGTTCAGAGGCTAATGTCCCAGTATCCATACCATCACCGAATCGCAGATACAAGATATTGAACTGCTCATCAGGTAACTTTTTCAAAGCCTTATCTATGTCACTCATCATGGCAAACCAGTTGCCACCCTCAGATGCTACCTTCCTAGTGGATGTGAATCCTAAATCAACCATAGAAGGAGCAGTGGAATCCCCACGCATAACAGCAGGAATGAGTATCTCAAGTACTTGTTTGTCATAATAATAATTATCCTCCACGCGATAGCCAACAATACGTGCCTTTTCTTTTTGGCAGTAATCTTTTGCTGCATTCCTAAGAGACCTGCCAATAAGTTTAATTGACTGTTTCTCATCCATTTCCTCCCATATTTTGACCTTGTTAGGATGGGTTAGAAACCAAAGCCAGAGTTCCTGACGGATATCTGCTGACTCTATTATGTGGTATCTACGAGAGAACTCATAGGCAATAGCGCCAACAAGTCCTTCGTAACGTTCTGTTACCATGCGTAAGTCTTCCCCTCCACCGTAAAAGAACGACCAATGATAGGAACAGTTACAGGAGTAACGTTAGTCCGGCGTATGTACAAGATAGCAAACCCCTGTTGCCAATTAGCAGCACCTGTAGCCAAGTAATCTGCCTTATTCAAATCCATCAGATGTCCGACTTCAACTCCAAAGAGTCTTGCACTAATCCGTCCATTGTATCCAACGTGGTAATGCTGGATGCCTTGACGATGGGTGTGTCCACATACGACAGAAAGTCCGATACGTCTCGCAAGGTTAAGCGCAGTTCCGCCCGAAGTTTGTATAAGAGACCCTTCATCTCCATGAGCGAGAGCCCATCCTGGGGCAAACTGCCAGATTTTATCGTGATATTTAATATCGAGTTCACGGTATCTGAGCAATTCCTCATATTCCAAAGCGCGGAGGCTTGCAAGTGCTGGAGCGTACTTTGAGATGTAGTGGTCAATTCTGTCTCCATGGTTACTCCTCATGGTGTGGAAGGGCTTGTCCCCAAGAACATCTTTGAACCCTTCCATAATCTCAGATGTCTTGTCTAAACCTGACTGTAGAGTCTTAGCGTACTCACCTGCTCTACCCTTGTTCCAACGAGATGGCTCCGGGCTATCAGCCTCGTCACCAACGCAGTACAACTCATCAGGTTCGAAATCATACACGAAGTCCTGAAGTGCGGTAATGGCTCTAGCATCATGGCTCGGAGCCTGTATGTCTGAAAGTACAACTACCCTTTTGACTTTAGACTTTTTCTTGCTCACTTTTTCTTCTTTCGTTTGGTTGGTTTCTTCTTGGCACGTCTCTTGTTTTCCATAGCAACGTTCTTAGATTTAGAAACTACACGAAGATTAACCTTGCGGTCATCACCAGCACGACCTTTGTTGTTCTTGTGGTCTACTTCCTTATTGCGTGGTAAAGTTTTTCCAGTAGACTCTTCGTAATCAACACGGGCTTTGTTAGAAGAAGTAGTGACAGTCTTACCGTTCTTCTTTTTCTTGAAGACGTAGATTGGTCTCCCACCGTTCTGCTTGCTACCTTTGTATGGTCCATATTTCTTAGCCATTATCCCATTTTCCTCTCAGCACTAGCAATCCGATAATTGCGTAGTTAGCCATGTCTTTGAATGAATCCTCAAGGGATTCGTTTTCAGGTTGTTTGTTATTGTCTATTAAGTTGTTGATACGAGCCAACTTGTCGTGCATCCTGACTCGTAAACCATTGAGTGGACCACCGGGACTCTCTGAGATGTTCTTTGGTCCATAATCCTTATGCTTTTTTAACATAAGTTCAGCAAGTTCATCGTAGGTTTCCCATACGAATAACTCAAAATCAGTCGGTTCCGTCATCATCTAGAAACCTTTCTATTTGGTCGAACATATCTTGGCTACCTGCTATCACTTGCGCCTCTTCAATAAACTCATCAAAGTCTTCACCGCTAGCATTTATCATCAGCAAAGTAACACTTTGTATATGCTCCCAAGCCTCATCAAGGCGGTGTTCATTGATAAAGTAAGCCATCTCAGATAGGAAGCCAAAGAAGTTAAGACTAAATCTAGGATTCAAGCGAATCATCCAGTCATACTCCACACCGAAATGGTCTAGGTATGCGAATAGATTATCTGTCTTGAAGTTGTCCTTTTGGCAGACAAACATACCTTCGCTATCAGGAAGTAACATTATTGACCACCTGCTATCTTTTCTTTGAAGTAGTCCGCGCCTTGCGACCTGTAGACCGAGTTGACGTCTTCGCCTTCCGGTGCTTGGATGACAACAAGATTGGACAACTCTCGGGCAAGAGATTTAGAAAACTCATAACCTGCATTATCTCCATCTGCGAAGAGGAACACTTTCTCGAAGTCAGCCAAGAGCCGAGTGTAATGTTTCTTCCAGTTGTTAACACCAGGGACACCAACAGCCGGTATGCCAACGACGTAATCAAGTGTAATCGTGTCGATTTCACCTTCGCAAATGCATATGTATGAAGATGCACGGAAGAATGCTCCGACGTTGTACAAGTGTGTCGTAGCGCCAGCAAGACCCATATATCTCGGTTCTTCATGGCTGAGGCTTCTGAATCTAAGGTCAACAACACCCGACTTCGTGATATACGGTATTGAGAGTCTATTGACGTATGGTTCATGCCCCGTTAGCGGGTCTAAGACGACGCCCAAGCGTGCCTTCTCCGCTGCCTCCATTGTAATTCCCCGTTCGACGAGGTAGTCCTCCGCTTCTGCGAGAGCGCTGTGGTAATACTTTGCCGCTCTCATTAAAGATTCTTTTTGCGATGTCGATTGCTTCACGGAATCCCACCCCTTCTTTAGCCATAATTATAGCATAACCATCACCTTTTATCTGACAAGCGAAACAACAGAATGCATTGTCATCTCTTGTCGCTGAAGCACTGTTATGTCTGTCTTCATGGAAGGGACACTTCATAGAGAACCACCCATGTCTCGTAGGGACACGGGCGCCGTAATGCTCTAAAATCACTGATATATCAGGCTTTTCCATTGATAGCCTTTCGTAAGAGTTCTATCCATACTGATACAGGCATTGTAGCATACCAATCAGCAGGGTTTCCCTTGCCCTTACGTTTATGAATTACTACACCAGTCCACGCCTTAGCGTTCTTGGTCTCAACTTCTAACTCTGCTAGCCATCCAGCCAAATCCATCTTCGCATGGTTCTTAATCTCAATACAGACACCATTGATACCGGAGATGTCACCCTTATCTAAGGTGGCTCCCGCGAGCCTTCTTTCAGCGTACGGGAACCACTCCTGTAGATATTTAACTACATCTCGTTCTGCTTGTGACCCTTTAATCTTGGACTTACTTGACATTTAGTACCAGCCATTCCTTTGCCAAAACTTCCACGCATTCGTGGGAGTGTCGTATCGGTGGACTATGTACTTAATCCCCATATTCACTTGGTATTCAATTGTTGAGTCTAATGGTGTTCTCAATACTTGAGCAATACCATATGCACTCGAGTAAGGATTCTTGGCTTTCCAGTTCCAAGCAGATTCCTTACCCCACAACTTAGCAAGTGCCTTCCATTCACGGTTAGGCTTGCTAAACATTTTATTCACTTTTGATTTCGCGTATGACTTTGCATACAACTTAGGGCTTGCGAGCACGACTGATTCTCCTGATAGTTTTACCACTATCGGATTCGTAGTCTTCACGAGCCACGCACCCACACCGTGGGGCAAGGTTGCCACAAAGATTGCAATCGCGGATATTGTTGATACTGTTGATAGTTTCATCTTTACTCCTCAATGGGCGCGGTTGCCTGTGTTCCACAGTCAGCACACTCCATATCTAGAAAATACATCCCAATGGTGTTGTCTTCTGCGAAGACTACCTTGAGATTCCATACGAAACTCCCACAGATGCACACCGTGGTTGGATTACCACGGATATCCATCGCCTTGTCATAACTTGGTCTGAGTTCTGAAATTGGTCTGGACATTAGGACCTATCTGGGATATCTGATACGTCCATGATTTCAGGGTTAAACTGTAACCAGTGAGCCGTACCCCCTGAAGGGTCTGCTTTGCCATATCGGTTCTTTACGGGCGCGACGGCTATATATCCTGGCGCGTCGGAACCTACCGTGCAAATCAGAGCAGGTAACTGAGCAACCATGCCTTGCAAAGAAGAACGTGGTTGACACGGATTACCTACATACGACTCTTTGGTATGATGCAGTACGATAATTGCGGAATTGGTATCTCTTGCGAGATATTTCAACTCCTTGATTGTAGAGCGCATACCCGCGAACTCTTCTCCCCCATCGTTAGAGATATCCATAAGGTTATCTACAACGATTAGAGTCGGAGCACAGCCCCACAATTCCTCGAAAGCAAGCACCTCTTGGTCGACATCAGCCAGCGTTGGTGCTGACTCAAACGACCAAAAGATGTGTCCCGAAGCCTCGTTTATTGTTTTTCTAGATTCGTCAACCTGTTCAGCAAGCATCTTCTCTGCTTCCGTCTGAGGTTTGCCGGTAATCATAGATAGCAGGCGCATAGCCATAGTGTGAGCGTTTGTGTCGGCACTCACATAGAGTGTAGGTACTTTCGTACGCAGAGCAAGTGCTAATGCTAAAGTCGACTTACCAGCACCGGGAGTGCCAGCAATCATCGACACTTCCGCTCTACGGAAGATTATCTTGTTGCTATCGAAAGTACGAAACACTGAGGGAAGTGGTTCCCCACCAATGTCCGCGCTACCAACAGCACGGGCAAGGGTTCTCATTTACTAGAATGTACTCCATTCAGGTTCGTTCCGCTTAAGAAACATTGGTTCGCATTGGTCAGGAGTTCCCTTTGGAGTTGGGCACATATAGCCCTTCCATGGACCCTTAGCACTAGAACCGCTTCGCTTGGTCATTGGACCATGCTTACAGTTGCGACCAACTGGTGCAGTTGATGGAGATGATGTCTGCGCTACCGGAGTAGCACCTAGAGTTGCGGTCACAGTGCTAACCGCTTGCTCGTATGATGGTGCTCCCTCAATAGAGGTAGCCATCGTAGTTAGTACTTTCTCTACACCTTCAGGACCAAGCACATCAGTTAGATGTGTCTTGAAATCCGCAAAGGTATCCGCAGCAATCACGAAGATTCTGCCATCGTGTAGTTTACTGCTGACTTGGAAGTTTGCTCCAGCCATTATTCATATCCTTTCGACTTGTTTCCGTTCATCCATTTGCAATATGATAGCACACCGCAACGACCACAGGAGTTCATGTTCGGAAGGAAAGTCTCAGTCTTCCGCATCTTATCAAAACCATTCAGTATCTCTTCAACACGTTCAGGTTGTAAGTGCTCCAAGTCCCACAGTGAAATGTGACCAGTGCGTGCATCCCAAAACCCAGCCTTATCTACAGTGACCCCTTCTCTAGATAAAGCCCATGCATACACCGCGAGTTGTAGTGGATGCCGTTGGGATGACGCACCAGTCTTGATATCGACGAGGACCCTATTCCCGTCGTAATCAGTCAGCACACGGTCAATGGCTAATTTGACTGTAGTGCCCTCTATAGAAATCTGATATTCTTTTTCGATAAAGTCTTCATAGATATCCCAACCACCTTCACGGAACTTAGTCCAACGGTCAAGCATCCACCAGCCTTCACCATACCACCAAGACATGTCCTCACGGCTACGGAACTCCCAAGAGTTCATATCACCATGAAGTTCTTCGTCTTGTTTAACTTGTTCAAACCAAGCCTTGTTCCATAGTTCATCAAGGTTGATAGGAAGACGGAAGAAGTTTTGCTTGTCCCACATTTCAGTAGCCTTGTGGACAGCAGAACCACCCGTAAACCATACTGCGTGTTTCTCGGGTACTTGGTCTAGTTTAGTAAGTTTGTACTTCCAAGCACACTCTAACCAAGTGTTGAAGGAAGAATAGGATATATGTTTAGGTAATTCGCTCATTCCTCAAGCATATCACAGTTGCCACAGAATCCGCAGTCTAGGTCGCACTCTTCCCCGCCCAGCCAGTCCCCTTGAAGTGAACCGGATTCGCCGAATATATTTTGAATAAAACGTTTCCACAATGACCGCAATTGATTTCTCCCTTATGGTCGAACGGTAAAACTATCTCTTGAACATCATCACAAGAACGACACTCGTAGTCATAAGTCGGCACTTCGTGCCTCCTTTCGTAGTAATGCCTGAACCCCGATTC